GCGGCGGCTTGCTGCGCCTGTTCTTCCGGCGTCAGTTCGGTGGCGTCCGGGTCGCGCTGGCCATTGACCGAGCGGATGCGCTTCACAATCTCGTCGCGGTTCGGGATGTCCATGTTCTCGACCAGCAGGTCCAGCATCACCATGGCGATCTGCGGCGGCATCTTCACCAGCATTTCGGTCAACTGGTCGACGGCGGCCTGGCGCATGGTCGCGCGCCAATCGGCTTCCGAGATCACGAAATCGGCCTTGGAGCGGGTGATGTCGTTTTCCGGCAAGCCGTTGTTCATGGCAACGAATTCCGGCGTGCCGCGCTGGTTGGTAATGCGGAACTGCTTGGCCTCGGTGACGAACTGCTCGATCAGGGATAGCTGGATCTCGCCGCGCAGCTGCTCGGCAAAGCGCAGGTTGTCGAAGAACTTGGAGGTGGCAAGGCTGCCCTGCTCCTGGCGCTTCTCGACCGCGATGCCGGACACCGCATTGGTGGTGCGCCCGAGCAGTTCGTCGGTCACGCCACCGGTCTGCTGGATCATGTTGATGTCGCGCGCCATCAGGTCGACGAAGGCCGGCGCCAGTTCGCGGTCGGCGTTCAGGGTCATGTCGTAGCCCTTGCGCTTGACCAGGATCGCGTCCGGCCGGCTGACTTCCTCGGCGAACTCGTCGATCGTCATGCCGTCGGGCAGCGCGCCCTCGTCCATGATCACCTTGTTGGTCGACAGGATGTAGCGCACCTTCGACTGCGCCTTGTTCACGCCGTCCTGCGGGTCGCGCATGCGGCGGATGACGCCATAGGGCAAGCCATTGCGGCCCCGGCGGTAGCCCCAAAACGGGATGAACGGGAAACGGTTGTGGCGGTAAGGGCTCACATCGTCGAACAGCATGTCGTGCACGGTCATGAACGCGCAGCAGGTGCGCATCATCACCTTCTCCACGATGCCGGCCTTGCCGGTGCCGAGTTCTTCCTGGTGGCGCGGGTCGTTCTCGTCGAGGATCTGGCCGTTGAACACGCCTCCGCGCAGCTTCTTGACCTTCATCGGGACCCGATACCAGGCTTCGATCAGGCGCAGGCGGCGGCGGTTGTGCATCGATACCGAGCCCAAAGAGCCGGTCATCTCGCGCTCGCTCTCGGCGCCGTCCATGGCCTCGTCGCCATCGAACATCGACGACGGCCCGTAGACCGCCACGTCGGTCACCGCCCGGCGGATTGCGTCGGCCCGGTCGGGGAACAGTGCAATGCCCACATCCTCGTCGACCCAGCGCGAGCGGAACAGATAGCGCATGTCCGAGCCATCGAGGGCGACCGATGCGCTATCCCACAGGATATTGCGCCACGACTCATAGCCGTCGTAGACCGGTTCCTCGCCGTCGTCCTCGTCCTGCATCTTGGCTTCCATCCAGCCGATGCCGACCTTGACCGCATCCTCGAACGCCCGCGAGCGGTGGAACGGCGTGCGGTTCACGTCCGACAGGTACTTCAGGAACTTGGTCTTGGCCTCGGCCGGCTTGGCGTCTTCCTTGCCGCGCGGCAGGATCTTGAAATCCGTGCGCCCGCGCTTTTCGGACCCGATGATCCAGTCCACTGACGTGGCGATGACGTTGTAGACGGTCGGCGCCTGGCCGCGGGCCTTCAGTTCCTCGGCTTCCTCGTCGGTCCACTGGATGCTGTCGTAGTAGTCCTCGTCCTTGGCCTGCTCCATGCGGTTGGCCGACTGCCGGTCGAGTTCCTGACGGTAATATGCCATGAGCATGTCGTGCTTGGCGCGCGCATCAGCCCCGTCCAACTTGTGCTCGGGTTGATCTTCCTCAACGGGAGCCTCGACCGAAAGCCGGTCGATCGGCGTATCCTTCTTGATGCGGGTCGTGCTCTCGTCGTTCAGGTCGAACATGCTGGTCCTCGATGTGGCTATGCCTGCGGCGTGGGCTCGTAATCCACCATGTTGATGGTGTGCTTCTGGCCGCCGATATCAAAACTGGCTTCGCCGACGATGATCGCGGTCGTCGGGCTGGGCGGGATCGTCAGCAGATCGAGCAAATGGTCGTGCAGGATCGTCAGGATCTTGTGGCCTTGCGCCATCGAGTCCTCGAACCCGAGCGCAATGACGAATTCCCGTGCCGTCTGCACCATGTAACGCGGGTTATTGTACTTATAAGCAGCGGACAATGCCACAACGCACGGCGTGAAGCCCCGTGTGCGGTAGCGCGGGATCAGCACCAGGGCCGGTTCTTCCGCTTCCTGCTCATTGTTAAAGACCCAAGTCCCGTACAGCGACAGGTCGCCAATGTGGTGCACGAAATGGTGGCGGGTTAGGTCGATCGCGATGTGGCGCTCGGTCATTGCTTCTC